CTACAATACAACTCTCTATATACAATAATCTGCTCGTCTGGAGAAACAGCAAACCACAACACACCACTATAAGAGCCATAACCATAATCGCAAGCCCTAAATTTAACCCAATTTCTTGGAATTGAAAAAGGCTCAACAACGTGAATATTCCTATCAAACTCAGTAAAAGCAGCACCTTCTTTAATATCCCAATCGCCTTCAAGCAACTGCTTACGTTGATGTTCAGGTAAGGAAAGAAGCATTGCTTCATAGTCACCTTGGTCTGAGAGATATGGGTTGTCTGATAATCTTGCAGGTATAAATCTTCTCTTAAATAACGCTTGTCCTTCTTTACTGTGTCCTTTGGGATAGGAAAGGACATTACCTGACTCAATATCTGTGGCATCAAATTGTTTTCCGTATGGTGCAGGGTCAATGAACATTTTCTTGACCCACTGATGACCCGGACCTCCGGGGTTAGTTGTTGCTCTCATATAGACAGGTAAATCAGGAGCAGTAGAACGCAAACGTGAACGCATATAGTTCCAAGCATACGGAGTAGACCATTGGGTTAATTCGTCAAACCCTATCCAACTAAATGCCAACCCTTGATAACGAAGTACGTCATCATCTCGGTCTAGGTAAGACATCCATAATCTTGCACCTGATGGTGCTTCCCATTGCATCTTTCTTTCTGACCACTTTATACCCTTCCATATTTGAGGATACATTTCCTTAGATTTAAATATAAGTTCTCTAAGTTCTTCTGTTGTGTGTCGCAGTAGCAACCCACTAAATGATGGATGACCCATATATCTTAAAGGGTCTGCAAGCATGGCATATGATTTACCACCTCCTGCTGAACCACCGTATAATACTTCTCTTTCCCCTGCTGCAAGAAACTCTGTTTGAGGTCCTTTGTTTGGTTTGAAGATTACATTTTGTTCTTCTACAGGTACAGCTTCTACGTCAGATACTTCTTGTATCTTAGGCTCTTGCACCTGTTCTTTCTTCTTCAATGGCTTTCGCTTTTTGTATCGCCTTTTCGGCGTACTCAGACCACTTTCTGAGAGTTCTAGCTTGGTTCTTACGTTGTCTTTCATGCATTAGCCTTTTTCTTAACCCTACGTGAGATATCTCTCGTTTTGTTTTAGTCGTAATCCAATTAGCGACTTCACGATACGAATACTGTTTTACATACTTTCTTGCCATCTCTATGGCTTCTAACTCGTATGGTACTGGGTCAAGTAAGTCAGAGTCTTCTTCGTTTATTTTGTATCCAAATGGAATAGTCCTAGCTATGCGAGGTATCTGTACCCATTCCTTTTGTTCTTCATCTTTTAAATCTGTGGGTTGTGGTAACTTCCACTTACCTACACTTCTATCCATGTTATGTTTTAGTTCCCTTTAAGATAGCTTTTCTTTTTATAGTAGGAGTTTTGTAAATACTTTCATCAACAACTTCCCCTACAACACCTGTATATTTATCTGCCTTTTTTCTTTTAGTTCTTGCATCATCAAAAACATTATTGTCTAACTTCTTTTTTAAGTTATCTATTATTTTAATGTCGTTCATATATTTTTTAGGAGTCATAGGCATTTTGTTTATCCATCATTCTTAGGTGGCAAGAGCATAACACCCCCTGTGCTTTCTACTTGCATCTTCTCAGTCTTCACTAAACCTGTTCTGTCTAGTAGTTCTTTAGCTGCTGACATCTTATCTCTGATACCTAGCTCTGTAGGGTCATATAAGCCTCCTACCATAGCCATAGCAGCTTTAGGTGCGTTTCTACTCATAAACAACTGTGTAGCCTCTAGAATCTCATCTTTCAGCGATTTAACGATATCTGTAGTACTAGAGCTTTCAGAATATCCTGCTAACTTCTTAGCTGCTACTACATCTCCACCTGCCTCATCAAATAAGACAGATAAAAACTTTTGTTGTCTTTCAGTTAGTTCTCTACTCATTATGCTATACTTTCCCTTGCATATACTCTATCAACTCGTGTTATCAATCTCTGTGCTCTGTTAGGAGTTTGCTTGAACCAACGAGAATCTTCCATCTCGTCTGCCATCTTTGCCCAATCACAATCTTCTACAGCAGCAATCATGTTCTTGAATTTGGATAAACGAGGTCTGCCTAATTGGAAACACATATTGGCTAATACATGTTGTATATCTTCAGGCAGATTATCAAATTGCGAAAACAATAGGTTACAATCTTTTATAGTCGTTTCTATGTCTTTCGCAAACCAATCATCCACTTGTTCGTGTGGAATCTTTGTTCCTATGGGTTTTTCGTAATACTCTTCATCCCATTCTGTAATCAGATGTCCAATACCCCCTGTAGGGTATCCTTCTGAACATTTATATATTTCGTACTTAACACCTTCGTCATTTGCTATTTCATCTTGTAGTTTTATTAAGTTCATTTAGTTACTTACTTTCCTTGCTGTTGTACTAATCATGTGTTCTAAGTGACTTACTAAAATCTTTCTCATATTCTCTGCTCTCTGTCTATCTGTAAAAGAATATTCACGAATATCATCATTACTAATTTTAAGTGAGAATGTGTAGAAAGCACCTTTCTTTATAATACTAGAAGCACTGCCATTGGCTACCCTAGCAGGATTAATTAATGTACCAAAGTTTGTTTCAATTACGTTTGTCATTACTTCTTCCCCATAATTTTCATAGCTTGTCCTGCACCCTTGATACCAAATGATGCACTAATAGCTATAAACAAAAGATATTGATACCACTCAGGAAGTGTATTCAATACCTCAAACCCTGTTCTTACATATTCTGTCATGCTAGGAATGAACACTAGTATAGCAGGTAAAAGTAAAACTGTCAAGGCAAATTCGTCTTTCCATGAATTATCTGTGGCATCTGCCATAGACTTTTCCCATTCAACTTCGCCTGTTGCTACCTTCTCAGCTACAACTGCTTTAGCTTTAGCTTGTGCTACCTTTGCCTGTCCTTCAGCTTTAACCTTCTCAACCTTGCTGTCCATCCAAGAACTAGCGAGATTTGCGATTGGTCCTATCAACGCTGTTAACATTACTATCTCCTTTATGTTCGTGACCCATCCAAATGCCAAAGACACCTGTCATCACACCCATAACTACTGACACGAAAGCTGACTGAGCTGCTGTTGGTGCGTCAAGTTCCATAAACCATTCTGCACATCTCCATGACATTACTGTGCTTGCAAGCATCATACATCTAGGAAGTATTTTCCATTCTAAGAATTGTTCAACGGTTACCACTAAAGTCTTTCCTGCCTAATTCTTTGTTTTGCTTGCCACTGTCTCAGAGCTTTTACGTGTTTTAGCATTAGATAGTTTCCTACCTTCTGGAATGGCTTCGCTAAAGCGAGATAAAATTCGTATTTTCTCATCTAAATCTCGCCGTTTTTGTAGCAATCTTTTTGGGCTGTTTAGATACCTGTCTACCTGCTCTAGTTGCTTTTCGTTTAGCAGCCGTACTGGCGGCGTATTCACTGGAAGAAAGAGCCTTAATTGCTTTTTCAGGTAGATAACGTTCACCTGTTGCTTTACTCCCCTGTGTACTAGGCTTCCCACTTTTAGTTCGCCACTTTTGTTTTGTCCAATTTGCTAGAGATTTTTGTGGTGCTCTCATATGCTTCCTTTATTTGTTCTATTGTTCTAAAGCATCCTGTACAGACATTTCCTTGTAACTTGCAGATGCCTACACAAGGACTCAAAACTTTCCTACCCATTTACCTGCAGCCCACGCTAGCAGTCCTGCAAAGAATATAACAGCTATAAATGCTATTCCGTATCCTACATATTCCATTAGTTCTTGTTGACGCTTCTCTGCCATCTTTTCTTGATAGCGTCTAGACTTACGTGCTTCAGCTTGGAAGGCTTGCCAATCTTGCCATAATCCGGGTCTGCCTAGATATATCATCATCTTCTTGAGTTCTTCTTCTTTTTCTTTTATCTGCTCAAGAGCCATGAACTCTTCTAAGTCTGAACCGCCTACACCTTTAGCTTTCTTTTTCTTTAGGTTCTTTTCTATTGCTTCTTTAGAGAATACGAAATCGCTTATATGTTTTGCACATCCACTCAGTTCTTTACCGTTGGACACAAATTGTTTTATGACACTGAAAGCAGCGTTAGCTGCGGCTAGTTCTGCTAACATTTTATTTTTTCCTTATAGGTTTACAGTATGCTGTTATCTCTAAATTAGCTCCTTCCTTTTGTGGTATTGAAGGTTGGTTGTGCAGTCTCTCTGCAAAGTATAAACATCTATCTATATCTTGGAAGGTTTGTGTTTGGTCTACTACTCTTAATCCCATCATAAACACAAGCACAAACTCAATCATTTATTTATACAGGTACGCCTTGTACCTCCTCATTCTTTTTTTCTGTGTGACATTCACAGTTACATTCTTCGCAGTCACATTCGTAACATTCACAAGTTTCGCATCTATCTTTTGTCATCACTTGTATCCTCCACCTGCTGCTTTGTATTCTCTTGCCAACATCTGTGCTTTTCTTGCTGACCATTGTCCGGGCTTGCCACCTTTTGAACCTGCTTTAATCTTCTCAAATAATCGTTTACGCAGGGTTGGTTTAGTATAATTCCCAGACTCATTGACTCTACTCTTTGTTTTTTTCTTTTTCTTTTTTGTGGCTACACCACCCTTTTTCATATGCTCTGAAATCTCTTTAGGTGTCTTACCTGCTTTTTTCATAGAGATTGCTATAGCTGCTTGTTGTTTAGGATTCTTGTATGGCATTATTTCTTTCTAGCTTTCTTCTTAGCTGTCTCAGATAAATCTTTAAAGTGAAATAGATACTTACTACTCTTAGTGTGTTTAGCTCCTGACATTAGTTTGCCTTTCGCATCTTTATGCATACCACCTTTGTGTTCAGTACCATCTTTGTAGTAATGTTTTACACCTTTAGCCATTACTTTTTTTTCTTTCTAGCGTAACCACCACCCATCATCTTTTTCTTTTTCATTCTACTCAATTGTAACTCAGTAGGTTTAATGTTAGTTCCTTTATAGTTACCTTTAGCATCTAAGTCACTTTCATTTACACTTTTATAACGACCTGTTTTCTTTTTAATATCACCTTGAATGTTTCTTTTAGTTTCTTTGACTGCTTTATCAAAGTCTTCTTTGAATCTTTCTAAGAAACCTTTACTTCTTTTAGGTGCTTCTTTTTTGGCAGTAGTACTTCCTTGTGATACATCTTTAGGTGTCTCTACTTTTTTTTTGGTTGTTTTAGAAGAAGTTTTTGGTCTAGATTTTGGCAATGGCTGATTCTTTGTCGTAGCCTTTTCTTCGTCTTTAGTACGAGTATTATATCTCTTACCTTTAAACATAAACTCTTTTTTACCTGCATCTTTAGCAGCCCTAAATGCTTTTCCAAAGGTCATGGTAGATGTAGTACTTCCTTGTGATACACCTTTAGGGGTTTTGACGTTTTTCTTTTTAGCAATAGTGCTACCCTGAGATACATCTTTTATAGTACTTGCCTGTGCTTTTTTAGTTTTGCTATCTGGACCCGCAGCAACACCAAGAGTTGTAGCAGTAGCACCCCCTGCAATAATTTTACCACCTATAGTTGATTTAGGTTTTTTAATGGTGAGAGCTTTATTTTTAGGCACAGGAAACTTTTTCATAACTTCCTTTGAAGCAGCACTAGCACCACTACCTTTCATATTTTTAACTTTAGACATACTAGTAATGTTTTTGGGTGTGCCATATTTTTTTATAGCATTTTTAACACCGCTCTCAGCGACTTTCTTTGCACCCCTTTGTGTTAGAAATCTAGCTATTGTTGGTGTGGCTGCTCTGACTAAACTTCCAGCCAACACAAATAATAAAGGTAATGCCATTATACTCTCCTAATTAATTTTTTAGCATTTTTTGTTCTCTTAAAAGAACGATTGGCAGTCTTAGATGCAACAGCTAGATTACCTGCTCTGTTATCTCTTGGATTGCCATTCTTATGGTGTACATCTTTACCTGCCACCTTCGCTGCACCACCTGATTTCATTACGAGGCTACGTGCTTTGTTTCTACCTGCCCTGTTTGCTTTCTGTGCAGGTTTAGCGTGGTAGTTTGCGTACTCTTTCTTGTAGTTCCTATTAGGCATTTTTCATTATGTTCTGATAGGCTGCCATACCCTTTGGTCCACTAGCTTTTAATGCTTTTAATCCGGGGTTATCTGTGACTGAGCCACCTGCTGCATACATGTGTTTCTTTCCACCTGCCATGCCACCATAAGCCATAGCACATTTACCACCTTTAGACTTCTTGCCATCTCCCATAGAAATAATAATAGCCATGCCTTTGCCTTTTTTATTTTTCATTTTACTTTTTCCTTCTGTCTATAGTTGATAGCACATAACCACCCTTACGGTAGTCAGTAGCACCTATTCTCTTTTTATTTACAGAGCCTCCCATAGCCATCCCCTCATTTAGAGTAGATAAGGCTTCCATCTCTGGTCCTGTAAGGTTTGTTTTATTCATAATGTCATCAATAGAACGACCTCTTCTCTTTAGTTCATCTATAAGTTTAGACCTAGTGAGGTTAGTTAGCTGTGTATCTGGAACACCTGCATCTGTCTGATTGTCTTTAGCCATTATCTTTTATCCTTTACCATTTTACTCTATCAGCCCAGTAAGCAGCACTTAGCTTACCTTTCTTAATATTCTTGCCGTGCCTCGCTTTAAATGATGCACGTTTCTTCTTCATTTTATCTGATTCACCTTTTTTAGGCTTACCTGCTGTCTTAGCTCCTTGCTCACCAAAACGTATTAGTTTTATGGTGTCACCTTCTTTGGCTAACACGGCATGTGATTTCTTAGGGTGGTTAGGAGTACGTTTAGGTTTATTGTAACCAGCAAACTTTTCACCACGATACTCTATGCTCATATGCCTTGTCCTTTATTATCACATTTGTACCGAATAGCAACATACTCAGGCATCCACTCAGGTAACTCTACAGCTATCTGATAGGCTCTTTTCACGCATTGTGACTCTCTTTGGTATGGTCCTTGTGTATCTTGTAGTGTCTGACAGTTCGTTGGGTCTTTCAACATACAAATAAATACAAATGCCTCAAACATTCCCTATACATGCTTTATTCATCTAACATCCCCTCATGTTTCATTGCATTCTCTACGTGTTTCAAGGTGTATCGCACACCTGTATCAGCTTCAATGGCTGCACGTACATAGAACACGGAACTGTGGGGTATATGTAGCTCTTTTAGCTTGTTAGCACGAATAGCATCATAAAATGCTTCTAACATATTCTCTGGTGTATATAGTTTTACTGATTTTTTTGGCATTGTCAAGGGTAATTTTTCATTTACGTGATAATTATCACTAAGTACGTAGATTTATATTATTATGCCATTTAAGTGTTACATTTATATGTTCATTTAAGTGTCTTTAACAAGTATATATCTTTTATTTAAGTGTGTTATTGTAAGTGTTACATTTAAGTGGTTTCAATATATATAATTATACCAAGTTTTGTACATCTTGTCAAGAGCAATTAATTTTTATTTGTTTGATTATCATTTTAGTGTGGTATTTATGTCACACATTAGGTGCTAGGTAGTGGGCACATTGACAGTTATACATGTGGTTAACACTTAAAAATACCTATCTGTGTATTTCTCTGTATACATATACGTATACCCCCCACCCGTCGCCTGCCGTATGCCCGTTTCTATCATGCAATAGCTAAGTATTTGAAATAAATAATGTTTTATATGCTATATCTTGAATGAATAATTAAATAAATTACTATATATGGTATATAATATGAATGATTTAAACTGATTAATTAACAGTTATTCTTTTTATAACGTGTTAATATTGCATATCATAAAAAGTGATACCTATTATCATAAAGTTATATACAAAAAATAATAATGTTCCTGTTTCGTTCTCTTGCTATATTCATTTAACAATGTTAACAATAATTCCATTTCTCAGCTTATATTAGTTAACAATGTTAAATTAAAATATTCAATTAAAACAATTACTTAACAAATTAGTTTATATTTCTTTAAAAAAACACTATTGACAAGATTTTAGTTATATAAATAATAATAACACATACGTTAACTATAACTTTTTAAAAGGATACAAAACAATGAAACATTTAAACAACACAATCATCAATAAAGAAATTAACTATTCTGTTATTAAAACAATGAATATAAAAACTTTAAGTAATGAAATAACAATTAATTACAGTACTAACTTAATTGATTTTTATACTAGAACTTTAAACGAATACTTGCCTTTAAATGGTATTAACTTAGGTATTGATAAAGTAAGTGAAGTAATGCAACAAGAGTTATATAATCTTTTATATTATCCAATTAAAAATGAATTATTTGATAATGATTATTTGCAAGAAAAACATTTAGATGATTTTAATAATATCTTTTCTTTTTTAACTAGTGGTGAATATTTTTATTTATGCAATGATTATAATAACTTTAATGCTAACAAACTAATTGATTTAATTGAGAGTGAATTAAATAGACTATTCATCACAATTAAAAAAAATAATATGAGAGATATAGTTATAAATGAAGTAGAAAAGAATGATAAATTTATTTTAGATATTAAAAACTTAACATTGATTAATAATCCTAATGATGCAGTTAGAATGATTAAAGATTGTTCTTTTACTCAATTATTAAGTTTTGTGTATTTTTATGATGATAATGCAATAAACTATAATCTTAATAGTTTAAATGAAATTGTTTTAGATTTAAGAAAGTTAGCACAAACTAAAACATATACAGATTTCATTAAATCATGTGTTGAATTTGAAATAGAACAATTGAGAGTAAATGACTAACAATTAAATTGACTAGCAGTTTAAAAAAAATTAGACTGCTAGTTATATAAATAAAACATTAACAATTAAAAAGGATACAATAAAATGAATACTCAAACTTTACACATTTCAAAAGGTGCTTTTAAAATGGAAAGCATAAACAATATTTCTACTAACACTTTAACTAATGAATATTGTGTTAAACAAAAAGATAAAAAAGATATTATCTGTAATAAATGCTATTCTTTTACTACCTTAAACTTTAGAAAGTCAATGGTATCATTACTTGAAAATAACAGTAAATTATTAAGTAATTCAATTATTGAATGGGATAACTTGCCAAGGATATTTGATTTATATTTTAGATTTGATAGTCATGGTGAATTGATTAATTTAACTAATTTAGAAAACTATGTAAATATAGCTAAGAAAAATCCTAAAACTACTTTCACTTTATGGTCTAAAAGATTTGATTTAATTAAAAAGTTTTTTGATAACAATGAAAAGCCAAGTAATTTAATATTAATATATTCTAATCCTACTTTAAACAAACCATTAAAAAAGCTACCAAAATATTTTGATAAAACTTTTAATAATGTTGTTAAGTTATCTTATAAAGATTACTTTACTCAAAATACAATGTTTTTTAATAAGAATGAAATTACAAAACAATTAAAAACTAAAATTAAAAATGATTATGAAACATATAAAAATAATTTTGATAAGGATAATAATATAAATTGTTTTCAAAAATGTAAAGATTGTTTATTGTGTTACACTTTTAATAATGTTGAAACAATTATTGAAAAGGTAAAATAATAACAAATAAAAGTGTGACATTTTTGCAACAGTTGTAATTATGTCACACAATACTACTATCATAGAAAGGCAATCACAA